TCCGATTTTATTCAATGCTCCAACTCGCCAATACGACGGTTGGAGGTAATCCAACATCTTCATGACCATTTGGTTGGGGGACAAGACAACCTCACCTGTCTCCATGTCGACCGACGACTGTTCGATGCGGTTCAGCACGTCTCGGGCAAGGTCTTTGTGTCTCCAGCCCGAACGGCTGGCAGACATCTTGCGTTCGACCGAGGCTCTGTCTCGCAGGTCGAGAATTTGGTTGCCGGCCATCACTCTGCCGAGCCAAGTTGACAGGCCATCGTAGAGAAAACCCATATCCCGTTTAGCCAAGTTCAGTTCGAGCAGCAGGTCGGCTGATTCTTCGACCGAATGGTCGTCCTTCGTGTACTCGACCAACTTGACTTCGAGGGCAGCGATCTCCATCCGCAGCGCCCGGACATCTTCAGGAGTCATCTGGCTTTGTTGCATCAAGCCAGAATAGCGGCTCGCTTGCGCTGGGGCAAGCCTAAGCCCGTAAGAAATGAAAAGGCTCCCGTGGCTGAGTCGACTTGGTCGTCGTGGGGGCAGGCTTCCGGGAACGAAGACAACTCATCGAGCCAGTCGGTTAACCACGCTCCCCGTACCACCCTCACGTTGCCATTGGCGACGGCCGCTGCGAATGGGCGAGCGCGAGTCACCTTGTCACCGGTTGATCGGATGCCCATGATGTCGAATCCCGGCACGACAAATCTGGCGTACTGGTTGATAAGCGCCTTTCCTGCAGACCCCGGCTCTTGCTCCATCCGGATAGGGACCGACACCCCGTCTTCATACGCCGTCTGGGCAATGAACTGCTCAACCTTTTCTCCCCGGTGACGGATCTTCCTGACATCCAGCATGTATGCAACCCCAGCGTCAAAGAGCATCAAAGTCCCCACCGTCCAGTCGGGGTCCGGATAAGAAGGAGATGGTTCTGATGCCGCAAGGTCCCAGAACCGAACGGCTTTCGCCTTGGGGCTCAATGTCGGCAATTCGTCGTGCTCCAGAAGAACAACTGACTCCCTGTCGAACATGGTCCCCAGAGTGGTTGACCACCAGTCGCCTTCTTCCAAACGCTTGCGCTCTACGGGATCCAGCGCCTGCAGCGATTGCCGATACGACTGGGCATCGATGCCAGGATTATCGGTAAGGAGTGACGGAACGAAAACTCGACCGGTGGTATCGCCTTCCACGATGAAGCGTTGCCTAACCCAATTGGGCGCGGGGTTGGAAGCGCATCTCATTCTCAGGGGAACCTGCGACAAGGGGCCTGAGGCCGGCCGACGCAACCGAGAAAAGAGGTAGCGATAATCATGCTCCCTGATTTCGGTGACTTCATCCATCCCGATGAACTGGAATTCCGCACCCTTGTAACGCAGATAGTCCTGACTGTTATTTAGGTAGCCAAATGAGATTCGTGCTCCTGACGGAAACGTGGCCACATACAGGGAGCCATTCCAAGACACGTCATCCGCTTGAGAAATCCATGTTGTGAAACGGTCCATGATGGCGCCGGGTAGTGCAAGGTCGGCATAGGTGCGACGAAAGATGATGGCGGAGTAGGCCGGTACATCCACATATTGAAGTGCGGCCATCAACAGCGCTGACGACTTACCTCCGCCAGCCGCTCCACCGAACAGGCCCTCCATGGAATAGGTGCGTAAAAACACCTTCTGAGTTAACGAGGGTGTTTCCGGGCAGTACGGAGACTCCTTCGGCTGCAAGAATTCTAAGATGCTTTCCCAATCAGCCATGTGTGCAACTCCAGTCCTCATACATTCTAGAACAGCCCGACGGGTGCGATAGGGTAACGCACATGAACTGGCTCCGAGTCCTGTTTAGTCGGGCGAATGCGGCAAATGCTCTGATGGTATCCTTTATTATATTCACAAGCATCGGTGCGTGGATGATTCGCCCCTCGTGGGGGCTAATAGTCGCTGGCGTGTCATGTGGAGTCCTTGGTTTTCTATTAGGTCTTGAGTAAATATGGCTTGGAATTCTTCTCCAGAAACAAAATCCCATCAGATGGCAGCGGGCCGGGCCATTGTCGGTCCAGGTGCGCCCGTCGCCCAGAACCCCAGTCTGGCTGGTCAGCCATACCGTGATGGGTGGGACATAGAGCGAGCCCATTCAGAGGGCATGCAGAAGGTCACATGGGTGGCCCGCTGCGTTGACGCCATCGCTGGAAATCAAGCACGCCTTCCGGTCATTCTTCGAAAAGACAATGTGCCCGATGGTGAAATCGTCACAAGCAAGCGCGTAAGAAACGACTCCATTCTGAGCCTCCTGAACACCAAATCCAATATCGGAGAGAACTCCTTTATTTTCCGATACAGACTGTCAGCCCAACTCCTCATGGGAACGCGCGGCGCATTCGTTGAGAAGATCCGAGGGCGGGACGGTCGCATCATCGGTCTCAACCTTCTCCCACCTCAGGCCACGGCCCCCATTCCTCACCCCAAACGATTCGTCTCCGGGTATGAGGTCGCCATGCCGGATGGCAGGAAAATCATCATGCCGCCCGAAAGCGTCGTGTGGATTCGCAGGCCGCACCCACTCGACCCGTACCTCTCCATGACTCCAATGGAAGCCGCCGGCGTGGCTATCGAAATCGAAAACCTTGCCAAGTTGTATAACCGAAACTATCTCCTCAATGACGGTCGTCCCGGAGGACTGCTCGTGGTCAAGGGGGAGATCGACGACGACGATAGGAACGAACTCAGAAACAGGTTCCGAGGGAATCTGGGCAAGGCCGGTGCCACGACCGTCATTGCTGCTGATGACGGTGTCGATTATGTCGACACCTCTGCAAGCCCCCGTGATGCCGCTTACATTCAGATGCGTCAAATCACAAAAGAAGAGATTTTGGCTTCGTTCGGTGTGCCTGAGTCGGTGATCGGTAATGCCTCTGGGCGAACTTTCGCCAACGCCTCCGAAGAGATTCGGGTGTTCTGGAGCGAAACCATGGCACCTCACCTCCAACACATCGCTCGCGCCCTGGATGAGTTGGACGACAAGCATTATGTCGACTTTGACCTAGACGAAGTTCCGACCCTAACGATGTATCGGCAGGAACGGTCACGCTATGTGCTCCAGGAATTCCAAACTGGCCTAATCAGTGCTAACGAATACCGAGAGGCAACCGGGCGCAAGATTGTTCATTCCGAACTCGGAGACTCCCTGTTACAAAACCCGAACCTCACCCCCATAGCGAACACCCACAAGGAAACGGAACCAGAACCCAACGTAATGATGGGTCCGGGCGGAGGGGGAATGCCAGGAATGCCAGGAGCGCCCCCTGGAGCGCCTCCTGGGGCTCCCGCCGAGGGAATGCCACCTCCTGGGGCTCCGCTCGATCCGAACACCATGCAGGGCGCTATGGCGGCCCAAGCAGCAGGAGCGCCACAGCAACTGTCTGACGAATCCGGAAGCATGGAGTTCAAGGACGCTCACTCAATCTCCGCAGATTCCGACTTGGATAGATGGTCAGGGATTTTGGACCGAAGCATTGAGCGTCTGTTCGAACGTCAACAAAGAGTGGTTCTGGAGAAGGCCGGTGGCGCCAAGGCCAGAAAAGCACTTTCCAAAGGAACTCTTGTAGTCGACTTGCTCATGCCTCAAGACATATGGGACAAACAAATGGATGAGGATATTCGTCCAGTCCTGAATGCAATTGTTCAAGATGCGACAGGATCCTATTTGGGAAAGTCGGCAGAACATTCTCCGCCTCTAGCCGAAGATGTTGTCACTCATGTCAACTCTCAAATGGACAGAATCAAATCGATCAATCTGGATAGCAGAGAAGCGATATCCAAAGAAATCACCTATGCCTTGCGCATAGAAGAAGATGACCACCGGTTGATAGCATTCAAGTCTGCCCTTGTGGGTCACTTTACTCACCTGTTGGCAAAAGTGCGTCCAAAAGTTGCTACCAGCGAGTCGCGTAGGGCTTGGAATCTAGCGGGTTAACGGCCCTTTACAGAAACTAAAAGATTTTTCACATCATTTTACAGTTGCCTGCCACCGTCGTGCTCTATCATGACTACAGAGCGACAGGGAGTTATCTATGCCTGTAGGTATGGAAACAGACATCCAAATCAAAGCGACCAACGGCCAGGTTAGTGTTAACAAGGCTCAGGGTATCGTTGAGTGCTTCGTGGCCGGCATCGGCAACAAGGATTCTGTCGGCGACATTATCCAGCCGGGAGCCTTCACCGGCAGTCTTCAACGGCGAAAGCCACGCGTCGTTTGGGGTCACAACTGGAACGATCCCATCGGGAAAGTCCTGGATATCCACGAAGTGGGACCCAGCGACCCACGCCTCCCAGAAAAAATGAAAGCGGGAGGTGTCGGGGGCCTATATGCACGAGTTCAGTTCAACCTCGAATCCGAGAAGGGTCGGGAAGCCTTCGCCAATGTCGCCTTCTTCGGAGGCGAACAGGAATGGTCGATCGGCTACAAAACGATCAACGCCACATTCGACCCGGTTAGACAAGCGAACATTTTGCATGAAGTGGAACTGTACGAATGCTCCCCCGTACTGCATGGCGCGAATCAACTGACAGGAACCATCTCCGTCAAGGGTGCCAACGCTGCTGTTCTGGAGCGTCCAGATACAGAAGCCGACGATCTTGAATTCACCTTCGATGATCTTTATGAGAAGGACGGGATGCTCGCGATGATGCCCGTCGAGACTCCACGGACTGAGAACCTGTCCGATCAACACGATGCCAAATTGGAACTGGAGTTGCAATCCCGTTCGCCACAGCCGATCAAACTGATCAGCACAACCGACGGTGTGGCCATTTTCCAGGTCCAACGTTCCGACAACGGGACGGCCCTGTACCGGGTCCACTTTCATTACCACCCGGATTGTGGGTTCATGTTGGGTCAGCCCGAACGAGTTGCTCCACAAATGGTGTACGCCCCATTCAAGCCACCCGGAGTTCAAGCGAAGCCACAAGTGAATCCGGCCAATCGCTACGAACACACCCCTCAAGAAACGGTCATGCCCAGAGTCATGCGTATCGTTCAGAAATTGGACAGCGACGACAGCGCAAAGAGTGACGCGAACTGGATGCCGGGAACTGATCAACTAGTTATTTCATGCAAACTTGAAGACGCTTTCGTCACCAAGTCACTGCTCGATCCGATCATCGACTACCACGGCGTAATCGCTGAGGTGACCGAAGAGGGAATCGTCATCAAGTCGGGGGCGACGCCCGACTTCATCGAAGCCGTTGAGACGGCTACAAAGGCCTTAGGCCGGAGGCTTGGTCGTGGCCTTCCCCGAGGCGGTGGTGGAGGGTTGGGAAAAGTTCGTAGGGCCGGAGCGGCCCTTCGAGGCTTCGATCCAGACTCCAGAGACGCCGACATGGACATGATTGTCCAAGAAGGCACACCATGGGAGCGACCAGCAGTTCCTCGCAAACCCGGGCCATCTCGTGGCTTTCGTTCCAGTAGACGCCTATTACAAGGACGCAATTGGGACGAAGAGGGGGAAGAAGAAACCCCTGACACTCCAACCCCGGACGCCCCAGCAGAGGGCGTCGCCATGGATGAGCGCCCCCCGTCCAAAGCACGCATGGGGAAAATGTCACGCGATGAATACGAAGCGTTCCGTGCTGATCAGGCCCGAAAGATCATTGAGGCTTACGGAATTCAGGACGTAAGCGACCCCCTCTACCCCCATCCCGCCCTGACCGAGTTCGACACCTTCGACAGGACCGAACTAGTCCCCATGTCTTTCTTCGAAGACATGCCGGGCAACATCGGCGGCTCAGTCTCCAATGGTTGGGATGAAGATGCCGCTACTCGTGCCGGAGAAATGCGTACTTGGGAATTAGAAAACGACTATGAAATAGAGGCTTTGGACAAGTTGACGGAGGACATCCGCACCAACGGCATCAAGAATCCGTTGATAGTCCAATACGACCCCGAAACCGGCGACCTGGCTCTTGACGAAGGCAACCACAGGCTGGCTGCCGCACAACGACTGGGCATGCAGGTTGTGCCGGTGAGGATGATCAGGCAAACCTCATCCAAGCGGAGAGGCATTCGCGGTCCCAGAAAAAACATTCCCGCTCGAACAAACAGCAGGGGCGATTTGGTCGCTAATAGCGGGGAACTTCTCGACGGCGGTTTTAAACCTTCCGATATCGGCATCGCCGTGGAGAAGGTGACTCCTGAAATGAGGAGGCTGCAGATGCTGGTGGTTGCTCGCGGCGGAAGCAACCAACAGAGGGAAAGGAGTAAGCGACGTTTTCTCGAGTGGGCGGCTCCCGACGGGGGTTTGGAATCCACCAGAAACAGGTCTGATCTCCGGGCTGCCGAAGTAGCCCCAGACAGAGAGGGAGGTCGGCGGATGCAACGAGGGGCCTCCCGCACCCCCAAACCCGCTCGTGACGAGAGGGTTGTTTGGAACAGAGAAACGGAGACTGGTCTTGCCAGCCGTCGGGCCGCCGATCTGCGTAGTCAGGGCTTCAACGAAAGAGAGGTCACCGCCCTCTCGAACCCTCCCCCGATGAAGCCAGCAGGATTGGCTTCCATGAGAAATTTCCATGGCCAAGACGCACACAGGAATCTGCGAGATCTCATAGGCGCCCGTGAGGCAATGCTTGACTTCTTGGTAAAGAATCCGCATTTCGATGCGACCCTAGGTCTCGACTATGACCTCGATACTCGCAAATATCCCTCCCTGGAAGAATTCCCCGGTGGCGAAGCATCATGGAATTCGCTCATGGATGACTGGGACACACTCAGGACCGAATACGACAATATTCTTGGCGGGTTCAGAGAGGAAAATCACGACCTCGAAGAAGCGATTGAAAAACGCAACGAGGTAGTCGGAGAACTGCGAGACCTTGACGAACAACTTAGAGATCGCATTGACACCATCACTGACAAGTTGGCACCCAGCCAGTTGCCGAACGGCGCATACGTCACAGATGACACAATCAAAGAGTTCTTAAAAAACGACGACTATGACGGCCTCCGGGCGTTGTTCACTCCTGAATATGTTGTGGGAGAGCACAGATCCCCCAGGGACAGGGCGGGCTACTTCGAGAATCTAGAAACTGACGACTCCGATGGTAAGCCCCACTGGGAGTCGTCTCTCGAATACGAGTGGAATGCAGCGCGGGACCTCAGAAAAGATATGGAGGAAAAGGAACAAGAGCAATACGGCGCCGAAGAAAGTGTCAGCCAGCATTCACGGAATGGGGCAAACGAAGTTCTAGAGGCTGCCGAGAAGGTCGACAACTACGACCGCAACATGCGGATCGAAACGCAGCCCGATGAATCAATGATTGCGCGAGCAGCGAACATGGAACCATCAAGACGGCTGGACGCAACAACCGGGAGCCTGGAGACGTTCACGCCGACCGGTCAGGGCTTCCGATCACAGCGAGGCCGTGGCATGGGGGAAGACCACGACATACCCACGTTCGGCAGCACAGCCATCAGCCATGCGCATTACAGGGCAGGCGATGAAGAACTCGTACTCACCTTCAAAGGGGGACGCACATATGTCTACGGAGGTATTTCTTCCGATAAGGCCGCCTTCCTGCTGCCAGAGCACACTGCCAGTCTGGGCGAGACCTTCAACGACCACATCAAGGGCACGGAGGCGTACCTCATAAAGCCCGACGGCACAGTTGTTGACAGGATGGGCCTCCCCACCGAAACACCAACTCTGGGTGAGAAACTGAAGAGGCACACCAATAGGGTGAGGGACCACAGGGGACTAGATAGGGCGGAAGCCGAGACCTTCAATAAAGCCCAAAAGATCCTCGACGGGAAAGAAGCCTCCCCCGCCATCCCCGATGATCGAGCGCGTCTGGTTGACGAACTTCACAACTTGTCCAACAACCTGCGCGGCGACGGAGAGCCGCATGTCGCAGAACTTTTAAATAGTGCTGCCGTAGCGATTAGATCCGATCCCCGAAACCGGGTCAACGCCCACCATGGTGGTCGAATGGAAGTGTCTCTTTCTGAAGAAGAGGTCGGTGAAATCAGTGATGGGCTGAAGTCCACGCGAGCCAAATACGATGGACATCCCAACATCGAACGCGGTCTAACTGCATACGATGAAAAACTTCGGAATGCCAAGGGCGGCAAAGTCAGTCTGGATTCTGCTGAATACAATCAGATTCTTGAATCGTATGCCCGTCTTGATGCGGTAGATCCAGATGGCTATTTCAAACCTGGCCGAGATGTTCTCGAAATGGCGGCCTTCTCCAAGAAGGGCAAATGGGTTTCTCCTAACGTCGTCAAGGACACACAGTTCCCTGACCGACCGCATGGCTTTGCTTCGCGGCGTCCCAACAACGGTGCACCTGCAGATATCACACCACGGCTTCAGGGTGATTTGGTTCATTGGGCACGGCAGCAAGGTGGCTTCCATGTAGTTCAAGACTTGGTTCGACGTTATGACCGTGGCGGGGAACAGTTGTCACCACGAGATTGGATTCGGCTCCACGACTATTTCGCGAACCACAGCCCAGCCGGCAGGGGAATGGCACGGTACGGGGAACGTCGGGGTTTTCGATCATCCAGGGAAAAGCCCGAGATGTCTAGTGGGGGCCTGAAGAGGCGCGACGAAGCGGTAAACCAGGGTCCCGGGCAGGGGCGATTCGTGGGACAAAAATGGGAGGAAGTCAAGCCGGAGAACTGGGATGAACTGAGTCTCGACGAGCAGGCAGACGAGTTGATGATCAATTTCAATCCTCGCTCCAGCCAGCCACAACTCTTTGACTGGCCGCCCCCCGAAGAGCGTCTGAGGGCCGCTGACTACGATCGAATTCTCGGCGAAGTGTTTGAACAAATCCAAACCCGGGACGAGCGTGCGACTCCGAGTCTGGCTGTTGCCAGACGACGCAGAGAACGCCGGCAGCGGATAGCCGATGCTGCTAAAACCTCACCTTCGCCACAGCGTCGTGAAAGACGACCTCAATCTCCTGACTCACATTCAACGACGCCTACGGCAGTTCAGCGAGGACTCGGCGACCTCGACCCGGGTCCTGGTGGCAAGCAACGCCGACTGTTGGATCCCGAAAGTGGGCGGAGCCTTACGGATCAGGTCGGTAAGCCGCTCTCTTCCGGAGGCGAACAGGCGGCCCGGGATCGTCGTCTCAGAATAATGGACTCCCTTGATGTCAACATCGGCACCAAGCGCAATGCGCTCGCGAATGCGTCAATGGATTCCAGGGCAGATGAGTCTCATGTCGAATTTTGGGATTCCCTACAGGACACTCTCGACGGAGATGAAGACCTGACGTTTGACATGGTCGAACGGCTGGGTGTACAGATTGACGACTATCTCGAAAATCAGAACGGTCGCACTTTGACCGAAGATGAAGATCGAAGTATGACTTTCGCCAGTCGCCTACGAGAGCATGTTAAAACGATCCGCGAAGAGTATGAGGACGACAAGTTCATCAAGCGTGGCGATCCTTTCGTTGAGGATGTGGACGACACGGCTAGGCGATGGGTTGGTACGGAGGCGGCGCCCGAGGGGGATGACGCTCCAGACGATCCCCAGGGGACCGCTCAGGTGTCAAGGGAAACTGAACCGGTAGGGAGGCCCGAGCGTCATCCCGCCGAGCGACGAAGCATGGAAGCGTCGCGGCTCACAGGTGACGCCGTTCGGGAAGAGCGCGATCGTAAGCGGACGGCCCGCGACAGGGAGCGTGTCCTAGAGGCATTGCGCAAGCGACCTGGACAGAGTGAGGATCCTGACGCCGACCTAGATGATATCGAATTGGAAGGGGTCGTGGATCTGGGGGGCGCCTTCCGCTCCCGACGGGGAGATCGGGAAACCCGACAGGTCGCAAGGGAGGGCAGGCGAGAAGCCCGAGACATGGAAAAGAACAAAAAGTGGAGGGCGAAGCGAGAGGAAAAGCGCCGTCAGCAGAAAGCAAAGGACGATCAGAAATTTGAGGAGCGTGTCGCTGCCCGTCAGGCTCTATCTCAAGAAGAACAACTTCGACTAAGGGCAGATGAAGACGACGTAATGGGGCAGATGAACCCGGTTCGAACGCCATGGGGCTTCTCTTCTCGACGCGATCGCGAGGGCATCGATCCAATTCCCGACCACCCGGATCGTCGGCGCGCTCAGGACGTAGCGAGAACGGGGGGAACGGAGGAGGAATTCCAGGACCAGGATTGGGCCGATGATCCAGATAGCGCGACAACGCCCAGTTGGGACGAAATACGAAGGCAGGCAATGGAACCAGCACGGCGCCTGGCTGGCGACGAATACGAAATAGATCAAGACCCCCGGACGGGAAATTGGATAGCACGGGATATAAGCAGCGGGGAAACCTTCGAGGGGCCGAACTTCGAGACCATCGAAGCGGTCATCGAACATAGGCGGGAACGGGAATCGGGGAGTCTCGCTTCTCGACGCGGTGATGAAGATGAACTCAGGAGTACCAACGCCTCCCGAACCGGCACTGGCGAGGTGTGGCCCGACATGGAGCGAGAAGGCAGTTATGACCTAATGGGTGGCGGCAGTTACGCCGGCCCTGAAGAATTCGTTGGAACCTTGTCTGATGCCATTGATCAATGGATGGAACATCGGAGGGGCGGTCCAAGCGGCGCACGGACCCCGCTGTGGGGCGACGGCCTGGAACCCGATGACCCCGTGATCTGGACTTACGCTTCAGACGATGTCGACGGTGATGGCATCCCCCTGTTGACAAGATCCGATGTGGAAGCGGCCTTCGAAGCGAGAGGCATCCCGTCCGGTGGTGATCTTGACGAGACAAGAAACCGTAATCGCATTGAGAGGGGACCGGAAGACACAAGATCGACGCAGGCAATAATGGACGACGAATACACCCAAGGCCCAACGGGAGAGCCCGGCGGCTCAGGGGCCAGGATGAGACCTGTTGATTTGGACACCCTGGATGATGAAGTGCAGGGCGCCCGAGCACATTACCGCGCCATGGTTGAAGAACCCGAGCAAGACGCTCTCTCCGTCGAAGACCAACTGGGGGTCGAAGGAGAAATCGAATCACTGCATCGAACAAGACCTCATGAATTGAGCGACATGAGTACCGATGAACTGAACAAAATTGGAGCCTTCTGGCTAGAGCAGCCCAGCGCAGGCAGCCGAGAAAACAGCCCACCGGGACGAAGTATTAAACAAGAACTCGCAGTAAGAGAAGCGATAGGGACGTGGGAAGAGATCATCGAGGCCGACGAACTGAATTTCTGGCTCGAAGACCTCGGAATCGGCGACAGCCCAATGCAGTACCACGACGAAGCAGAGTTCAGTAAGGCGGCAGTCGCGTTTCATGCACTCTCACGGATGGCAGAAAACGGAGTGCTGGATGATCGATACGACCAAGATGAGATCCCTGGTATCTCATCTGATGATGACGCGGATTTGGACTCCGTACCCAACCTTAAGACACAAATCGAAACATTCGGAAACAACCTGTATCGGGTAATCGGCAATCCGCCCGGACTGGAGCCCGGGAGCCGGGAAGCGACAATGGCCAAGATGGACAGAGGTCGCTACCTTAAAGAGAACCATCTCCACCAAATTCTCGATTACCCATCCCCTCAAACCGCCCGTCTTCAGGATTGGAAGATCACAGCATGGCAAATGCTGGCCTTCCGAGAGTTGGCACGGCGTGAGGCTCGCGACTTCGACTTGAATATTCCCATGGAACAACGCTCACAATTTCATCGGTCCCTGCAGGCACGCGCGGCGCTCGGCCCTGAACCACTGGGCAAAAAGGAACTCACCGCATTGGCCCTGCAGAGATTAAGGAAGGCCGAAGAGGAACGCGACGAAGCCCGACTTGGACAACAACTCGGACAAGGCCTAACAGGAGTTATTTCGGATCGCCATTATCTAGACGATGTTGAGAGACGGCCACGATCCGAATCGCCGACACCGCGCTTCACACCCGGCGAAGCGCTGTCCGAGGAGGATTTGCAGAGCGCGTTGGAGGCTCCGTCGGTGCGTCGTTCCGACAACGAACTTCATGCACGAGCCATGGAAACCCCGAAGGAACGCAGTGCTCGCAGGCTGACAGCCGACGAGGAAGCGGATGAACGACTAGACGAACTGATTGCCTCCATCGACTTGAGCGCTGGACCTTCCCGCATTGAAGAGGTTCCGGGACGTGACACACCGGCCACCTTCGAACCAGAACCTGGCGCTCGGCGTGGCGACGCGTTCATGTCTCGACGCGATGGCGGGCTTGCGTCTGGCCGCGACATGTCCAAACAGCGTGCGGCTCGCAACCCGAAAGATCGTTCACTAATCAAACAATCTTCTCCGTTCTTCAAAATTGTCTACGACTCCCTTGATGTGGAAATTAGAAAAGAACGCGACGATGTCAAACGTGGCGCTCTTCAGAAGTTGAAAAAGAGTTTCGAATATTTCAATTCATCATCCATTCGATACGGGCCAAAGAATCCGCACCAAACCTCGGATGGGGAAATACAGATCGACAATGACGCCCTACCAGATATCGTTGATGCGCTATTCGACGTGTTGGGCAGGTGGAGCATGAAGTCGAAAGTCAGTGGAATAGAGAGAAAACGCGCACTGATCGACTATTTGAAGGTTATAGACGAATCGGCTGGACGAACCCATCCCGAAGTGGAATCAATGATGCCAGTACGCATCGCGGCGGTAGAGAAGTTTCTCGAAAAACTTGTTGACCTTGGAATGGACATTCTCTGATGGGCAAGCAGCCTAAGATCAGCCCGCCAGTGGGATACAATACTCAGAGAGCACCTAGAAAGGCACAGTCTAACTACTACTGCATCCTGGCCGGTACAGAGGCTAAGATGCCATGCAACGAATGCTCCAGCCCCCAAGGCTGCACCCAGGGAACTATGCGTTACAAGGAGTCCGAGAATATGGAGTACGACGATAAGGCTGTCGTTCAAGTAGACGACAAAGGTGATCTCCTAAAGTGCGCAAAATCTTATGGCACTTCAGATTGTGGCTACAAGTCTGATACCAAAGTTTGTGGTAAATGTGGAGCGATGGCTACTGCTGTCAAGATGGTACCACTAGAAGAAGACCTCGGTGAGGAAACTAATATGGCAGAAAAGGCCCACAGAACGCGGAAGCCCGAAAAGCCCCAAGCGCCAGGAATGCCTCCGGCAGAAGGCGGCGAGGGCATGTCCCCCGAAGGGGCTCCTCCACCCGCTGGACCGCCCCCTGGACCGCCTGAGGGACCGCCCCCAGAAGAAGAGGCCCCTGCACCAGCAGCGCCCCCTCCTCCCCCCGCTCCGCGTCTGGAGGCTCCAGCCGAAGAGGCCCCCGAAGGGGAAATGCCTCCGCCACGACGCGTCCCGCCCCCTCGTCCTGAAGAGGAAGAGGAACTAAAGAACGCAGTCGAAGACGAGAAGATCAACATCGAAGAAGAAGGCGATGAGGTCTACGACGAAGACGGCAACCCGGTCGGCAACTCTAAGAACTACGGTCCAGAGTGGACTGAAGAAGACGAGAAAACTTACGCCGGCTACCGTCAGCGTCGACTCGACAGCATGGGAGTCAAATCCGGAGAACTGGGAAACAAGGCTTACGTCTGCGCCATCGAACGCAAGGCTTACCCCGGCGGTTCTCCGGTTTGTGACGACTGTCCCGGCGGATGCATGGCCGAAAAGGGTATGCCAGGACTACTCGAGATTGAAGGCATGGTCGAAAACGAATTCGACAGCAAGATCATCGACTCCGGTTACTCACAGGATGCCGACATGTTCGTTCTCGACTTGGCAACCAAAGACGATCGGGCTATCGAAGTCTTCGTTGATGGTAGTAACGCTGAGATCCTCGGCTACCACCGTTTGGACGATTCCGTCTTGGAGCACAAAACGGTAGAAGGTCAAGTCGTTGAGTACATCGGATACAACGACGCTGCTGGTGTTGCAACAAAGTCGATCCCCGGCGAAGTTGCTTCAGTGGAACCTGACGTGTTCGAAGGATTTGACTGTTTCGCTGTCGAGATTGACGGCGTGGACGGCAAGTCATACGACGTGTTCGTTTCTCTCGATGGAGAGATTCTCGGTCACGACATCTACGAAGCCGACGAGGCTGAGGACATCGAGGCTGAAGCCGCAGAGATCGCGCTCAAGCGTGCCTTCAGTGACGAGCAGCGCGGCGAAATGGCTGGTGCCGGTCAGGCACTCCCCGATGGTTCATATCCAATCGAATCAGAAGGCGACCTCAAGAACGCTATTCAAGCATTCGGCAGGGCCACAGACAAGACCGCCGCCAAACGTCACATCATGAAACGCGCGACGGCTCTCGGCCTCACGAAACTAATCCCAGCCAACTGGGTTGCTGGTGGCGAAAAGGCTATTCAACTCGACGTTGAGGACGACGACTTCATGTCGTCGCTCATTGAGTTCCAGTTGATGAACGAGGATGCCGAAGATTCCAATTAGGGATTAGAAGGTAGGCCCAGATGGCGGACTTTGCCCATTTGCGGCGTGTATTTGTATCTCAACGACTGACCAGAGGTCGGCGTGACTTCAATACCGCCGCCTCAGATTTTCGGGCGCAACAGTATTTGCTGAGCAAATCGCGTGTCTTGGACCCCGACTATGCCGTCAAGGTGTTGAATCCCGACAAAGAACGGGAGTCGGAGAAACGTGTTCCGGGTGGCTACACCAAGCCGCCCGAGATTCGCTTTGACCCCAAGGCCACTCGGAAGCCCGGACAGATCCTCAAGTTGCATGTGACCGCTGAGGACATGCTGGATACAAGCGAGAAACCCAACTTCGGATGGGTTGATCCTCCCGCCCCCGTGGATTCGTTTGAAACAGTCCGCCGCCTTGCCAGGGAACCAAAGATCCAGATCAGGGAATATGACATCGATCCCCGTACCGGGGGAGCAGACAGAAGTGACTACCGGGACATTGAACTTAAGTCCCTCGGTGACAAGATCGGTGGTGGTGGCCGATCCCTGATTGGTCGTGCGGCCCGAAAGTTGGGAATGGTCGTTGACGACCTTGGCAAGTTCCGCTGCCCTCCGGGCACCCCCAATGCAAACCAGTTCACTGACATAACCGGCTCTACTTGTTTCCCGTCTCTGGGGCGTGTGCGGGGAACAATCGATCACCTGCTGAATCGCATGGGCATCGATTACGGCGCCAACCCTTATGTGGGAATTCCCAATGATGTGGCTCAACGCATCGGCCTCGGCTGGACTCAGGAAGAAGCCAGAGCGTTGACTCAGATGTCGATAGCCGAACAACTGAGACACGGCGTGGCGGACGCCCGACGACGCGGTGTCAGAACCGTCGAGCAGTTGAAACAGCACCAAGCAGGACTAGAAAAGAACGTCAAAAAGTTTGCCAAGAAACGAGGGATTGAACTTCCGGATGATCTGCATGCTGACCCTCGGGCATCGTATGAAGCCCTCAGGGGACTTATGCGGGAAACGATAGATAACGGAGAATGGACCAACGGTTCAGATCGGGATGGCGATCCCCTTCCCCCACCGAAGTTGACGATTACCAGTTTCGCGGGTCATACGAAGCGAGGGCTTAGACCTGAAGAAGACGGTTTCGACCCCGACACCATCACATTGGTCGACTTGTCCGACGATGAAATGGAAGACCTATTAACAGATGAACTGATTGATGCTGTACGCATATTGGAAGATCCCGGGTCGAACCCCTCGAGAGACCTGCTCAATTTGGGTGCGGTAACTCACACTTCGCGGGAGCGGAGGGAATATGAGAAGCGAGGGGAACTCTACGACGCCGTGGAGAAACTCAGAGAGAACTGGCTTGTAAACGCGAACGGAGCCATGTTCGCCCATCTCGAAATGCTGGATAGAGATCTGAGGACTGGGACGAACCGGGCTGGTGTTGTTGGTGAACTCATTTTAGGTACCGATCGTTACCTTGGGATGGGTACGGGTGGGATAACCCGCCATCCAGGCCAACCGGCACGAATCACAATCAACTCGGTTGACGCCACTTTCAAGCAGTACTACACCGTACCTCCCGGCAAGATTTCTCAAATCATTTCCACAGGCGACGGGTTGGAAGGCGAGAAGTGGGACAAACTTCATAAGTTTCTAAAAGATCAGCAGCACATGTCACCGTTCAAATTCTTGGACAAGATGAGGACAGAACATTCTCAAGATTTGGCTGAAGGAATGCTCAGGTCGCGTTTTGCTGGAGCCATGCAGGTCACATATCACGAATACACGCACGCTCAACAGCATGACATTTTCTTTGAACGTGTTGCATCCCAGTTGAGTGCAGATGGCAAATACACCATCCATAAACCTATTGGATACACCGATCCCCACGCACGGCCACCAACGACGTGGCGTGACCCCAAAGGGAACCTGCGAAGAGGAGAGGGGAACTGGACGGGTGATTCAAGAGAGATGTCTCTCTACCCGGAACAACATCATCTTGACGATCCAGAGTTCGAGGGAGCCGAGGAGGGTGTCGCGTTCTCCCACTGGACCAACAAGGACCTTGAAGACGCAGTTATCAGTGAAATGTTCGCACCTCCGGACAACGATTTCCCACCCGGAGACATGCCCCTCATGAAGGACTCGATGTTGGACCTTCTCGCAGGACAGCGCCTGAAGGGCCTCCGCGACAGACAGCAAAGGGGCGCTCAGGGTTGGATCGACCCGGCAGACACGGGCGGCCCCCTACTGAAGGAAACCCGCGAGCGTCAGAGACAACGCGAACGGCTGATGTACATCGAAGCAACAGCCGAACTCAGCGCCCAAAAACAAATGGGCATCATCGGTGGACCAGTCGTTGACGGTCATCTCTCATACCTTGATGCACCCGCCCGGCAGGTGCGCGCTCAACACGTCACCGACGGACAAGTGCTGATCAACGAGGCTGATCTGCCGGAATTTGTTAGACCCTCCGGTAAACCAAATCGCTTTCGAGTGGTTCAAGCAACCGCAGAAGGTCGTCCCATCAGACAGGTGGATCGAGCCGGTCCACGCATTGACAGCATGCACGCGCGAGGCGTCGGTTCTCGTGGGGATGGTGTGCAGGTTCGTGCTCTCATCAACGAAGAATTTGGTATCGCAAATCGTGGGTTGTTCGAAGACGCTTCCATGGACACGATCAGCGCTGATCTTCTCGACGAGCGCTTCCAAGCCCTCCACGACGCATTCGAAAGGTTGGACCAGGACAGAGAACTTACCCACAACGAGAAGATACGCATGTATCTGGCTGCTCGTGGCATGGAACAAATCCTCAACGAGAACGCACGACGTGCAAAAGCCACCGACTATTACAAGAACAAACTTGCTAATGAAGGGAAACCTGTTGCGCCTGGAGATCCCTTAGACGGACGATGGATTGACGACTGGACGAGGTCACTTCGGAGCGACACGGATCAACTGTTCGACGATTTGGGCGGAACCAGAGTCTTCCAACCTCCGAGCATCAGAGAAACCGACGAAGCCCTCAGTGCCCACACGGCTACCCGGCGGGCAATCATGATGGGTGGTCTAAGCCAACAGCAAGCAATCGCGATCGATGCCGACCTGCCAGCCAAACACCGTGACCTGACAGACCCAGAGAAACTGGCAAAACGAATCCAACTAAACACTGCTGCCGCCCGGTACGCGGACGATCACAGCATCGAAATCTCAACATCTCCAGATGAACCCAGCCCCCATGTGGATAGGGAGATCATCGACTTCGTCATTCCAGCAATGAAAGTTATCGACGAGAACCCGCTGCCCGAATCTGTCACGGTGAGAGTGCGGGACGAAAACGATCGCGACGTGAGGCAAGTCGGCGACATCATCAAGCGCGATTTCACGTTCGGTACCGCATCCAGCCACGCTGACAGTGACCGACACGATCGAACAGAACCGGTGGAAGGTGCTTCGTTCCGAATCGAAATGCAGGCAGGCGACAGAGGGATTCACAGGGAAAACGATGTGCTGCTCCCGCCGGGCGAGTTCGAAGTCACCTCCATCGACGACAACGGCGACATCGTCCTAACGCCTGCTACCCAACGGACGGGCGCAGAGGTCCTCAAAAACATTGAGAACGCCCTGGACGACATGCCGGCTCCCCTGGATCACGAGGAAGAGCATCAGCGAAAAATGGTCCGTAACGCAGTGGTCAGGGGTCAGGTACAGGCGACAGTCGAAGAGCCAGAGGAAATCCGCGTCCTGTACGACGCTCCCGAGCAAATGCCACTCCCCTCAGTTCACAGAGAGTTGAACGAACTCGCCAACAGGAACGAACGAGAACCACTCGTGGGCCGAGAGAAGGACCGTCTAAATGAGTTGAGCCGATTCGTCAGGATGCGTAGCACCGGTAGTTCCGACTTGCCCGATCCGGACGACGACGAGGCTCGCGTCCCTCGCGTCATTCACGTCCCCAGTACGGGTGATCTATCTGCAACACCTTCGGATGATGATTGGATCATGGTCGGCCCGGATACTGGCCTGCGCTCCCAGCGTGAAGGGGGTTTCCGCTCTTCTCGTGCCGATGTTGACCTTGATGAAAACGGTGTCCACACGGACAGCAGCGGAATTCGAATGACTTACAACCGCGCCGCTGGCGAATGGCAACATTTGGGTATCCGCCGCAACCCGGCCAGAGACGCTCAGCAGCGGAGCCTGTTGCAACAAATGACAGGTGGTCGTGACGAGAATGGGCTACCCATCTGGGAAGACTTGCCGCTTGTTCCGAACGGGGATGGAACCATGTTCCAGTGGGATGGAGAGCGGTGGCGTCCCGACCTTTCCCAGGTGCCAGAGCACCTATTCGATCCAGAAATTGGTCTAGTGGTTGCCGAAGAAAACGGTGGCTTCAGGCGATACGACGTTGAAACGGGGACGTGGTCTGATTTCTCTGTTGCTACAAGGGATCAGCGCCATGTTCCCTCAGGAGTCAGGACCAATTGGAAATTGAACCATTCGGGTCTCAAGGTGCGTGATTCCCAACTGGGGAACGGTACTTCTGATGATCCCAGAGACATACTCCCGCCCTTGCTTACTGACATCATGTATCACGGGACACGACATGATTTTGAAGAATTTGAGCACGGTCGCAACATCAGCGGCGCCGGCGCGAGCGGCGGGACAAAGAACCCCGATTCTGGTCTCGGTTTCCACTTTTCCCCATTCGAACAAACAGCCGCTGGGATGAGTGCTGGTGCTTTTGTTAAAACGGTTCATCTGGATTTGAGAAACCCGGCACCGATTGCGGATCTGAGATTCTTGCAGGGCGTTCGTGAAAGGGCCTCTATTTCCGCATTGGGACTTGACGAACTCTTTGAGGAGATGTTTGAGGCTCATCTGGAAGCGAACTTTCCCGGCGTCGCCCTGGAAGGCAACACCCCCTTTGAGCGTTTAATGTACGCCGACCGTGCCCTCGGAATCGGCTCCTATGGTGAACAGGGTTTAGCCAGAGCGTTCATAGAGGAACTGCAGCGCGTCAAGAATCGCCATCACTTCCGAGATGATCCGAGGGCGGGAAGCAATGAATACGAAGGCAGGGTCTTCAACGATCACAAGATACCCAATCTCGAACTCATACTGACCCCTGAGCAAGTAGAGGGATTAAGTTCGATGCTGTTCCTATCGCAGAACAGGGAGAGTGTTCCGGGAGAGGGCACCAGCAATGATCTCCTGACGCGTGAATGGCTCCAGGGCCAGGGCTATGACGGCCTCATCATCAAAGAGGCGTGGATGGGTCCCCCGGGCGGCAAGGAAGCAAATGCCATAGGGCTACAAAACAGCGGCGATCCGCGTCAAGTCTCATATGTCGCATTCAATCCGGAGCAGATAACTACCGCCAATCCCCCCATGCGGACACCGGAGCAGCAGGCTTATCGGGAAAGGACCCTGTCTGACATTGAACAAGGACGAACGACGACGCACGACGGAATCAACGACGCGTTCGTACCGTTCGACGTAGAGGTCAGCGTTGGGGGTGAGGTTCTCTTTACGGGCGGCGAGAGGGAGCCAGGATCCGGGAGGGGCGGCGGTGGCAAACTGTTCGAAGACATCTTCTGGAAAAACCATGGAGAAGCCGCCTGGGATCGGGACCGAGAGCAAAGAGATCCGATTGAATTCCGCGACGAATATGAACGTGTGGGCGGCTTGGCCTCCCGCCGTAACGATGAGTTGCGGACGAGTCTCGGAGAACAACAGGAACGCCTCACGGAAAACATGCGTTCTCGCAGGGGAACTCAGAACGAGGACGAACTAGCAGAACTGGCTAAAGACTTCGAGTACCTGGCCAGAACAGAACGACGCGACCGTCGGGAATTCAACAACAACAATCGGGCGGCACTCAAGTCATCGCGTGGCAGTGCCGACCGTGGCACCAGGGCTCGCATGCAGGACAAAGACAACGAGCGGCAAGCGGTCAGGACAGAGAACGGCGTGGGTGGTGCGACGGGTGACATTTTCAACCCTGACGACACCTGGGTTGAAGAGGCCATTCGCAAATTACGGGAGGACCACGGCACGCCAGAGGGAGACCACACTCCCAGACTGGGGGGAGGACACTATGACTGGACTATTGGCACTCGCGATGAGAAGGTCGGGCGCGCTCTAGACGAGGCGCGTCATGCGATTGAAACCTTTCGCGGAACGGAATGGGCGATCGATTATGGCGATCAACGGAGTGAGAACTTCGTCAATGTTCCCCTGCCGCCAGCGGTTCGCAAACTCATGGCAACAAGTACCGACGAAGAGGTCTTGGACCGTCTCAGACAGGCCGTGCGGCAGTATGTGAGCGATTTTGATCCCAAGATTCGTATCGCCGCCAAACGTGGCAGGGCTGAAGAGTTACTCGCAGATCCAGACAGGCGGGCAAAGTCAACACACGAAGTCACTTCTCAGCACTCAGGGGCATATGAACGCAGGCAACTGGAACTGACGTGGGGTGTCCCCATGGACGCTCCAGCAGAGGTTCGACCAATCAGCGGTTATGTGGATCACAAGGAATCTCGCAGACTAAAACTCGCATGGTTGGAAGCCCGCGATAAGGATCGGGGATCAGGCCGAGCCAATTTCGGGAACGCAGTCGATCCAGATTTTCTCCCCGACTACTGGGCAGACAACGGCATCTCCCCGGGCGGGCCAGCGACATGGGTGTATGGCGAAACCAGCACCGGGTCAATAGAGTTTGTATTGAAGGCAGATCGCGCCAATGATTCTGGAGTCATATTCGGCGACTCTGCGATCCAGGGGGCTAAACGACCAACCACATTGACCTCAACCAACGCCGACGATTTACTTGCGGCACTGTTGTTCCCGGAAACGTCAAGATCGTCGGGGGAAAACCGGATGCATGTGATGTCTCTTCTAAATGGGAGCCTCACGGGCGACTGGAGCGGCGTGCTTGATCCCGACGTTCACCGGAGGGCGACTCGGAACGATGTGAGTCCTTCACAGGCAGCCAGCGTGTCACATCGGTATGCCGAAGCGCTTGTGCCGGGAGGTTTCGATTTCGAAGACGTTGAACATGTCAGCATGCCGACCGGAACATTCAACGTTCCTGAGGACTTGGCCCCCGGAGACATGGGTCGCAATCATCAGGACCTCGTGGATGCCTTAGCACCATTCAATCTCTCGGATGCAGAGTTGGACCAACTGTTCTCCAAGTACGGATCTTCGAAGGCTCACCACTACGCACTCTATATGAGAAACTATTTAGGGATGTTGGAGAAGAAGCGTGAACTAAGGAAACTGGGTCTTGAAACGGTTTTTCCAAACCATGACTCCATCGATTACTTCAATCCGGAGACATGGTTGTCTCTTCCACCAACCGCATGGGGCGGAAATAAGCCCAGTCCCAATAGTAACGTTTACGAACTGTTGCAGCATCTGATCCGAGCGGACATTATTAGAAAAAGAAAATCTCTAGTAGACGACGTTCGTCGACCTATTCCAGTTTATGATCCAACAGTTTCGGTAGTCTGATGCGTGCAATTCTTCTAGCCACTTATTATGATGACAGGGTTTACTTCCTCATCGACAAGGAAGAAGATCACGACGGTGCCGTCGTCCGACCAGGTCAAGAACCTTTCTTCATGGATCTTTTCCCTTACATGATGAAAGTTTCTGGAGACAAGGGTTGGAAAGAAATCACCAACACCAAGTTTCACGACTTCTTATGGCATGGACGAGACGGAGCGCTCGCAAAGCGTTGGCATAGGGTGTTCCGGGAGCACAGCATCGAGCCACGCAAAGAACTCTTGTTGAGTGTTCCTGTTGTTACGAATTTTCCCGAACATCAGAAGCGCAAGAAGGCCAGCGAAAAGCGCGGTAATCGGGCTTCAGAATTCAAGAGTCTCCTAGCGGCAGGTCTTCACGAGAAGGCGCTCGGCAGGGGGATCGGCAGGGCTGGTCGGCGTCTTGCCCGTGGGGGCAGTTTCGATGCCACTGCCAGAGACGCCGACATGGACATGATTGTTCAGGAAGGGACTCCGTGGGAACGGCCAGCACTTCCCGGTGTGCCCGATTCGCCTCGACGAATGGCGCGCCGCTCCAGACAGCAGGGTCTTCAGAGCCGCAGGGGCGATAGCGATAGTGGCGTTGAGCGCGGATGGACGCGTGACGGAAAAGGTTGGAGAGAATTCCACAAGAACCCAGACCGCTATGTCGACATCGATCCCAAGGAATCACGACAAATAATGGATCGCAAACACAGGGCGGTTGAGAAGGCGTACAGCGGCGGTGAACCAATCCGAACCCGCGAAGAGATGTTGACGGCCCTCAAAAAAGCCCATCCCGGATTCGCGGACGGAGAAGGATCAGAATTTGATGGAGGAGTTTCTAATCCGTCTGAAATGGGTCCCGTGGAAAGAGAAGTTGGCTACGCGCTCCTGGAACACCTGCGCCTCAATCCGAACCTTCAGGATGCAAACCTGCAAGTCCACAGTTTCAGAACCCGAGACGAACGTGACCTTCCGCAGGTCAGTTTTCAAGCAGACGGATGGGCAATGTATGAAGGCGGGACGCTATTCGACTTTGATCAGAATGGCGAACTGATACTCAAGGAAGACGAGAAGCCGACAATCAGCATCGCTTACAAGTCAGACACTCCTCTGGCTGAAAACGATCACAGACGAAATCATCCGGACAGAAACTCCCCCATGGCTGCTCAGATGCAAGACGGACAGCGTTACTGGGACCAACATTTGGACGCCAATTTCAGCCCGCGAGCAGACCCGAAACGAGTCGGCGATGCTTCCATGGACATGATGGCCAGGCGTATCTACATGAGTTTCATGGCTGAACTAGATGAGCCGCACATGATGAACAGCGACTACGGATGGGAACTTGATCCAACAGACAACTGGAACACCCCACATACCACCAGGGGACACACGGACCCCCGACTGGGAGTACATGTAGGTACACCCAGGCCAACTCGACGCAAAAAAAAGGTCAGGAAACAACACGAAGAAGCAACGCGACACGCTGCATCCAATGTTGCACACCACGAGTTCTCCCATGCAGATCATTACATGGCAATGCGCGCCGATCTCGTTAAGGCCATCAAAAAGCATGTTGGTGAGGGTGGAACCACCATGGAAGGTCTGGAAGATTTCATCAGGACACAACTGACTTCCCATATGACGGACAGACAAAAACGACGCGCCCTGGAAACCGTCGTATCGGAACGTCTGGCCAAAACGCTCCCAAAGTATGTAACCCACCTCAACTCCGAAAAAACAATAGCCATGATAGGTCTGGCCGCCCCCCAAACCCTGTTGGGCGGCAGCGGGTCAGACAGCGAAGTGGCAGAGTTGCGAGCCGCCAGCCGTAAGTCCTTGGAAGGTCTTGCCGAACATCTGAAACAACCGATCATGGGGGCAGACGGCGAACCGGTCCTCATTACAGACGACATCGCCACGTTCCTCAACAGCCACCCAATGTTTACCGGTTCGGTCGTAGAGAACCTTCTTGATCTTGATCCAACGGAACTCCACGGGACTAGCGACCGTGATGCGGCATTGGGTGAGGAAGCCAAAGTGGGTGACCTGCTGACGCGTCAGCACTTACTCAACGTATTTGGTTCCGAACACGCTCACCGAAACGCTCACGGCAACGCATTCGCTGGAGACGACATCAGTGGCGGACCACAAAGAACCCCACTGTGGGCAGTCGATCTGGACCCAACCCGTTCGACCGGAAAATACGGCGGCAGTTACACCCAGCCCCTATCCGGACGATCTCTAATCACCGTTTCGCAACATCAATTCGCCGTGGTGGGTGGCGTGCCAACCAGCGCCCCCGTGAACGACTTCATTTACACGCCGGACGCATTTGAGATAATGCTCGAACACGGAACACCTGAGATACAAATGCACGGCCTGGTGGCCCATCCGGATGGAACCCATACGGAGATGCTGATGCAAGAGGGGGCAATTATTCCCGCACTCGACCCTGACAGCACCCGTATCCTCATCGATGCTTTGACACGCAGCGTGGGCCAAATCGATCGCTCTTGGTACAAGGAAACCCTGATCAGAGGGGACATTCCGGGAAAAACCTTGGCAGACATGCCATCCGACAAGAAACCCAAACTCGGCAAAGGGCGTGACGTACTACCTTTCCTCGATGAGGATTTACCAGCAGACGAGGTGAGTGGGGCACTAGATGAACTCGTAGAGCACTGGATGGACAAACTCACACAAGATGCACGACACGCAACCGGTGATCAAAGAGATATTGGACTGAAAAACATATCTTCGTATCTGGAACACGTCGGCAGGTCGGCATTCCATTTCGACGATCTCGGCGAAGCAGAAATTGATGGGATAATGGATCTGATAGAAGACATCGGTTTCGAATACGAACTGGCCAACGGACGCATAATCAAGTGGGCTCCCTACATGGGATGGATCGACCAGCGCCCTTACCGCCAGGCCGGAATGATGCCACTGGTCAACGGAATGAGTGCTCGTCATCATGAGTTCTTTGCAGAACTTGGTGCAGCGCTCACTTCGGGACTGTCTATCAGACCCCCCATAAACTCCACACAACATGGCGCATTGAAAAAACTAACTGCATGGCTGAGGCGCAACCAGCCGTTCACGGCAAAGGTTAATATAGATGAAGGCCGGGCAACCCGAATCCATCTGGCTCGCGACGAACTTCTACGCAGAGAAGAACTGCTACGACAGTCTCCCCAGTTGGAACGGTTAGCGCGAAATACGACAAAGCAGGAACCATATGGCTGACGAACGCTGGCGAGCCAGACGAGACGAATTGTTTGACGATGGCGACATCGAACAGAACGAAGATGAAAGTATCGACGAATTCATTGGTCGCCTACGAGAACTGGAAACGGGCACAGACCCTCACCACGAAGACCGGCACACTTTGCTCGAAGAAACCGTATTCGATATGAGTGTGTCAACACCTGATCGCGATTTCAGGGATACACAGGATGCCTCCCTGTGGGGGCTCCGTCATTCAATCGGCACCGAACCAACGGTTCGCAGAATACTGAGCAGGCACAATGGAAACTGAATCTGATTATCAGATTAAAGGACCGCAGGATATTCTGCTAGACCTTCCGCAGGAGCGGCTGACTTCCATCACTCGCGGTCGCGGCCCTCGTCGTGGAAATCTCGAACGACTCCTCCGTTACTGGAGGCCGATTATGAAAAAGCCTGGCGGGTTCACACGTTGCCGAGTCATCCTTGCCAACCATCCGGAGTTGTACCCGTTGGAACGCATCTGCGCGTGGCTTCACCATGAGACCACCGGTAAATGGCCCAACGAGGGATGCCATCATCCCGGCATGAAGAACTGCAAGGGGAAACTCCGGAAGGTGACGCCGGGGTGGACAGATGACGAGTGGGGAAAGCGGATGCGTAAACGCTTCAAGAAGCGCATCAAAAAAGGAAAGAAAGATGCTTTTGGCGATGAATTTGTTTATGAAGAAGATTTCTTCTTTGGAGATTTCCCAGAGGTCAAAGATTCACTGGGTGGTAGCAACTATAATCCAGTAGTAACCGATGCTGATTTTAAGCACGCTTCGGGTGTGCTTCGCGACTTCGTAGACATGGAACCCTCCTTCGTTTCCTATCTCAGAAATTACGAGAATTGGGAAATAGAAGGAGAAGATGAAGTCGGCAGTTTGATGAGTGTCAATTTCTCTCCTGGCGATTGCGGATGTGAGTAATGGAACTTAGTTACACTTATACGAAAGACGCCTCTTGTTGCCCTGGTGAAAATGTAACTATTACCATAAAGCGGGTTATTCTTGCTGACCTTTCTAAGCCGCGACCTTCAGGATTCATCTGTGGTCATCGCGCAGACATCGAGTCGGTCATCAACTACAAGGCCCTGTCGAAGCGGAATGGGAACACTCGTCAATACAGCGTGAAGCGAGTCGGGCTGGTCGGCTCTAGTAGTCGACTGGGACAGTCGGTGCAGGCCGTTGGTTCCATGCTCACGCCCGGCAACGTCAGTCGGATTCGCAGCCCAGTGAGATCCAGGCTTTATTCGGCGCTCACCCCGGGTATGGGGAGTTTGCCGGGCCGTGGTATTCGTGGACGGGAGCGATCCTACCGATGCCCGGAGGGTTTCCAGTATGGAGGACGTTTTACCGACTCCGAACTTTCCACTTGTGGCCAGCAGTTGTTCGACTTCCCCAGCATTCTTGGCGAAACCATTGCAGCCATCCGCCGTTCCGCACGAGGGACAGTGGGGGCGCAAGCACCTCAGTCGACAGCGTTGGGTCGAGGACGCGACATTCCTGGGCAAAGCGAGAGGCGTGATCCGAACAGGACTATCCCCCGGGTCGGTCCTGCCAACAAGCAACTCCAGAGGCAAAAAGTTCAACAGTTGATCCCCCAGATGGGTAAGCCAGACATCCAGGCTCATCGCATGATTCGTCGAGACGGGTTCGATTTGGAACCGGTTGTCACGCCAGCGGTACTGAGAACCATTCCTGACAACAGGGACATGGAGGGCGCGACCTACATGATGAGCATCGGGTCGGAAGGGATTGGTGGAGAGGAACTCGGCCTTTTGTCAAATACCGGCGTCACCAACCTGACCTATGTGCGAGATGACGGTACGAGCGTGTCGATAGCCAAAGTTCGAGAACTCACCGTCGGTGAACGAAGGAAACTCGGTCGCACGGTCAACGCCGCAATGAAACGGGAAGCCGGAGATGACGAACTGTCCCGACTCCAGTATGTCTCCGAAGAGACGGGCGATGGCATCCAAGTGATTGAGGGCGGCAGCACTCGGGCACCTAAACCCACGGGGGCAGAGGCACTTAAACCGACGGCAGCAGGGGTAACGGAACGCGCACCATCAAAGGCACCGGAACCCGAAGTACCAGAATCAGAGAAAATCACCAGCATCAACGAGGCGTTGGCTCACATTTCTCAAGGTGGGAACCTGTCAGATATCGCCCCCTCCATTCTCGAAGAGGCTTTGCGAGAAAAGAACGCTTTGGAGGTAACCAAGAAACTGGTTACGACTCCGCAGAAACGGCAATACGCTATTAGGAATTCGAAGAACGACTTTGAACACCTGCATGCTGCTTTTGCTTCCGAGATTCAACATCACTTAGGTCTCAGTTCTCCAGATGTTGCTTTTGTCGGCAAAGGAAACAAACGGCGTTACCTATTGCAAGACGCAGCCTCAACTCTAGAGGGTGGGATGATCGATAGGCGAAAGACAGTCAACAACGCATCCCCGCGAGAGATGACGGCCATGTTGATCGCTGATATTGTAACCGGAATCAATAAGAGGTTGCCAACGTCCCTGTCGACGGTTAGTAATAAAGATAAAACACGGCTGGTTGCGGCAGACAACCCCTCAGATTTGGTTCCATTAGATAAACTTAAGATCAGAGAGGCTGCACAACGACGGATAGAAGAGATGCGTTCTCTTCAGCCGGACGGTTTGTATGGCAAATATTTCGATTCTCTCCAAGCAGCGCAACGAGGTCTCGTCCAACAGCAGTTGACTAAATTGATTCAACGTGCGGAAGAATATGACACAACTCTGTTCCGTCAAAGTCTCACTAGGAATGGCGAATTGACTCCCGCAGAAACGGCTCACCTTGCAATCATTGAAACTATCTTTGATACTCGGCTCGGCATCTTGAGGAACAGCCTCAAACGCATTGTTGGTATGGTCGGAGGTTCAAAGTGAAGTATTACGCAGTAGCCACCGATACCGTCCGTAGTGAACCATTTGGTCTTGTTGTCAAAAACGGTTCAGGTTCCATTTGTTACGGATTTCATGCTGCGGGGTCAGAGTGGGCCGACCTGTACAACGCGGGCGAAATCAAAACTTTCGAAGAGGGTTTGCCGCCAGATGTAGAACTGGGGCATTTCGGACGCCTTCATTTCGATGTCGAAGACATGCTGGAAAAGTCTCCCGAAACAATTCCCACACCCGAAATGTTTGTTCTCGTTGAATCTGAGTGGTTGCCCAACAACTCGACCGGACTCGGGCTCACTCATGTTCCTCTCGTTGGCATTTCGAAGAAGTCGCGCCAACTCGCCCTTGACTACAAAGCGCATGCTTTTTTAACTGATTCGCGTCATTCCAGTACGCTTCTAAAGGCTCGCCTGTCTGGACGGAACCTTGTCCCAGATAGTTCTTCTGTTCGTAGGACGGTCAGGGAACTGCTCCAGACCAAAGCACTTGTCAATACTAGGCATCTTCTTCGTCAAGGAGAGATGGAAACTAAAGCGTTGGGGCGGGCGATCGGCCAAGGGGCTCGCCGTGCCCGACGTATTGGTCAAGGGGCTGGACGTAGCGCTGCTGGGTTCGATGCCGATGCACGAGACGCTGATCTCGACATGCTCGTTCAGGAAGGCACCGTCTACGAGCGTCCCGCACTACCGGGTAAACCAAACCTTCCTGGCACTCCCAGCACAGCCCGTCGTACCCCCGCTGATCGCGACCGTTCGGCTAGGAGAATGCGGCAGGGTCTCAGTTCAAGCCGATCCGATGCCTACTACCAGCCGGACGATGATCCAGAGTACGAAAAAGAGTACGAACGCCAGTGGGACCGTTTCCGTAGTGCAATGCAGGACTACACATTGGACGAGTTGTCTGATGAACTTCCACAGGATGGTTGGAGCAAACTGCAAGATTTCACATCCACCCTCGACGAAGATGAACTGGATGCACAACTCAATAAACCGATCAAAGATCTCCCTGAAGAATGGCAGAAAGCCATTAGGGATCTCTCTGAGGCTGCCTTTAATGGCGATCCTGATGCACTCATGGAGATGGACGGGTTGCGTCGTGGTCCCGGGCCTCCTGATCCATATGACGTAGCAAGAGACCGGCAAATGGACGACGACGCTAGCGGCGGCCTGCGCTCCTTCCGCGAATTTGATCGAAGCGTCCGCCGGAACGCACCTTATGGGACACCAGAGGGTGATCGTGAACGCCGAGAGGACAGTGCGGAGTACAGAAGGATGCGCGACGCACTCATGTCCACTGATGGGTCGATGCCCGAGCGGTGGAGTGGCATGACCAGGGAAGAGGCAGTTGAAGAACTCCGACGACTTGGGAATGATGCTCGGGTACTTGGTACAGGGCCTGGGTCCACCTTTGGACAACTCAGATCTTTAGTCGCAGAAAAACATAGATCGTCTTATGGCTTTCATCCTGCTGGAAACCGGTACCAAGAAGTTCGACGGCAGCGAGAGCAGTCGCTAGAAGACAGGTTCGACCATACCTCGACCGACGACATGGAGACCGGCCTCGACGATTACTACCGACGCCGAGATAGTGAAACCGATGATGCCAAGAAAGCGCGATGGCAGCAAGAAATCAATGACCACGAAATCGAACTAGACCGTCGAGAAGACGAAGACGACTACGAGGTTGCTGCTCGCGAGGAGCGGATCGAAATCCTCAGGGCGGAAGGACGTGCCGAGGATCGTGGTGAGGACCGTGCCGCTGGCGGCATGCGCTCCCAGCGGGGGAATGACCCCTGGGCCGAAGGTCCCACGCCAGAAGAAGAGCGCGGCCTCGATGCCCTAACGAAACGTGTCGGCAAGACGCCCATCGGCAAGTTGTACGACTCGGACGAAATCAGTAATCGATCAAACAGATTGCTGGACGAACTGATCACAGAAAACAATTGGGACATCACCGACGACGACGGTGCCGATTTCGGCAAAACACTCGACGAGTTGCTCCCCGATCGTGGAACAGCCGGCGACACTCGCTCCAAGTTCCTTGCTTCGGTAGAGGAAGATTTCTGGGATGATCCGTCCAAGTACATGATCACAGGTCCGTCCGGTCCTTCTCCATACGAGGTGTGGAAAGACCGGCAAATGGATGATGGTCTGCGCTCCCAACGGGGTGACAGCGTTTATGACAGCCTGCTCAACCCGCGAATCAATCCGGATTGGGACATCCGCGATCCCGACGACCCCAGGGATTGGCACGAATCAGAGTTCCACGGCGGCAGCGACGCCGTTGCCAAAATAAGCACCGGCAACATGAATATAGAGATCATTCGCGCAAGCGAGGTCTTGGAAGGCGAAGAGGGCTGGATGGTCGTCGGCCAATACCGCGACCTGGACTCGGCCTTCGGAAACCGAGCCGAAGACCTGTACGACCTGGACACATTCGCTACACCCGAAGATGCAGCCGCACATTACGACGGTCTCGATAGGGCCATCGACGATGACATTCCCTACGAGGAATGGGTTGACCCCGATAGCGGCGACGATCAGAATCTCTTCTCCACCGCCCTGAATGGGACGGACGAAGATCAGAGGAAATGGCTCGACACTCTTGTTACGGGCTTCTACCCCACGGGCAATGGGCGCATCGCTGCTTACGATGAATCCCGTCAGAGTCCAGGTTTCCAATCCCGGCGATTGGGACACGACATCATCGCCGACATCGACACCCGCAACACCGAGGCCGGCAGGCACGCCGAAAGCGGAAGCACGGGCGGCAAGTTTTCCGACCCTCAAGGGAACATGCCGTCGACGACAATGAAATCGGGTAGTTCTACACCGGGTGAGAAATACGGTCCCGGTGGGGAATTCTTTGACGCACTGGTAGGAAGTGGATTTGCCTTTTTCGGATTGTCCGCCGGTGGAAGGGAGGAGCACTCGGGAGTGAGTCTCCCCCCGGATCGAGTAACGGCCAACCTCAGAATAGAAGCCATCGAAACAGGTCTCAGTAAAACGAATGCCGATGCCTATCCCGAAGAAGTACTCAAAGATACCCTAGAGAGAATTTCCCGGAAAAGGTACGACGGCCTTAGCAAGAGTGGAAGAAAGAATGCTGGCACCTTTGCAGAATTCAAGGCTAAAGACCAACTCCGTCTAGAGCAACTCGACCTGATGAACGGCGAACATTGGGAACAATTTCGGGAGGCAGCCAAGGCCGCCAAGATGCCTGTTGATGTCGAGAACATTCGGTATCGGCTGGCGGTCGCTCCGGGTGATTCGGCTCAGGGCACCAACGCTGACTTCCCTCACCTGAGGACAGAAGACTGGGTCGACTCCATTCTCGGCCACGGGAAAACGGTTCACCGTGAGGATCCCACAGATCCGGACAAGCCGGCCGGCCCACTGGAAATCACCAGAAAAATAATTCTCGCAGATCTAAAAAATGTCGCCACCATCGGCAATGGCTGGCTCGGAGCCGTTCCACCCGAAAGTCTCCGTAAAGGAGCGCCGCGTACAGACAAAACCCGAGACATGGACGGTGCCGAGGGTGGCACAGCCAAGGTTGGAATGTGGAGTCTCTCTGATTACACCCAAAAGGAGCGACTCGGTTCCTTCGCTCAAGGCGACAAGGGCGGGAAACGCCATGCACTCGACGAACGGGAAAAGCAAGACCAGGTGCGGAGCGCACTAAAAGTTTACTTAGAGTCGAACGATAGGAACAGGGAAGGGATCGCCAAGGCGACTGATCTGGACTCTGAAACTCGCGAACTGTTGCAAACCATAAACACGGAGACCGGCGAACACCTCGCTGCTCAGGGTGCGGTGAAATATCACCTCCTCGACTTCGACACGCTCTCACGGAACCTGGCGACCGGCCAGGGGATGTTCACGGATTATCTCGATCCTCGTCGCCCCGGTGGAGGTGGCTTGCGCTCTCAGCGCAGCGATCCAGATGACTGGAAAGAAATCGAAGAAGAACTCAAAACGTGGAGGGCACACCCTGGCGCCCCATCTGAAGAGAATCCGGGAGGGACGCAAGAGTATTGGCGTCAGCCTTTCCCGGGTCGCGAGAATGACCCCGGTGGCCCTCAGACTCTTGGCGAAGGGAACATGGGATTTCGTCGAGACGGCCTCTACTCCTCACGCGGCTCAAACGACCCATACGACCCACGCAACGATCCGCCCCCCATGGTTAGAGCGATGCGATCGGACGGCACCACCATCGATCAAGTCGACCCCGAGTGGCTCAAACGTCACCCCGAAGGCGTCCAAGGCTGGCTAGACAAACACGTCCCAGACGACGGACCAGAGTCCCGGTACGCACAAGATCCTGACAACTGGAAAGAAACGCAAGAAGAAATCCGCGACATGATGGATCAGCGGATCGAAGAGTCACTCAACCGGATGACGGATGAGATGCGTCAAGAAGAGTTCACGAGAGGTAATGAACTCGAAGAAGCCGGCCGGCAAGCCCTGAATGACATCGAATGGGCTCGCGAGGCAGGGTTCCGCTCATTCATTGATCGGGACTTTGATCCGGAGAGAGACACCGATCCCGACCTCCTGCATCACGACGACCCGTTCGTGCGGGATCAAAAACTCAATGAAGCCATCTTCAATGACCGCATGACGCCGATGGCATTCGACGCGGTTGCTGACAAGTACGACATGGATCGTGTCGAGGTTCGGCGTCGCGAGATGGAACACATGAGTTTGCTGTCCGGCCAGGAAAGGTATGAGGCCCAGCCGGATCTAAACCGGCGCATCTTTGAGGATCGTGTGGGCTTCCGTATGACCATCGAGGAAGTCGCTGAGAAGTACGACATGGACCGGGCTGAGGTTCGGATGCGTGAAATCACTCACGCCCATGGCCGTTCGGGCCAAGAGAAGTTCAATACTCAGCCAAACTTGAATCGGCGTATCGCTGAGTCTCGCATGCGTGGAATGTCTCTGGACGAAGTGGCTGACCGATTCAACATGGATCCGGAAGAGGTCCGGTTCCGTGAAGTCGCCTACCTGGGCACATCACCAGAAATGCTCCAATACGCCGAAGACGCCGAGCGCGATCCAGGCGGCACTGGTGGATTCCGTTCGGTACGAGCAGGGGAAACCCTCACGGAAAGACTAGAGGGACGCGATCAGCGGCGGACAGAGGGAGGGGACGACGCAACAGAAGTGCCTGAAGCGCCGGCAGTGGACACAGCCAAAGTCGATTCTCTCAATAAGCAAATCGACGCACTCCGCGATGGCAAAATCAAACCCCTCTTCGAACGGATCGATGAGGCCCAGGGGAAAGACGACACCAAGGCTGTCCATAGTCTCCGGAAACAAGTCCGACCCCTTCAGGAGTCAGAGGCTGAACTTCGCGAACAACTCGGTGAGGCAATGGGCAAGGGCCGTGTCGCCTCTGGCTACCGTTCTAGTCGAACAACGGATGATTGGGATGCGGACTGGAGGGAAGCCCGCGAAGAAGCCGAAAGCACAATCGCTGGACTTTCCGAACAGATTGGTGACGAACGCGGCAAAAAGAAGCCCAACAAGAAGAAGATCAACGAACTTGCCCAACAGCAATTGGCCGCAATCGAAAAGGCCCGTGAGCGTGGCCTGCGGTCATCGCGTGATGGGGCACCGTGGTCGGATCCTGAAAGAAGCGCTGCGCGGAGAGCGGTCAGTCAACGCTTCTGGAGTCAGGGTGGAGAAATAACCGACGCGGAACGGCATTCCATCGGTGGCGGTGGGTTGCAGTCACAACGTGAACCGTCTCGTGCTCGTATGCGTGTTGCGACAACGCAACGTTCTGCTCGTCCACTCGGTCTGGCCTCCAGACGTGGTGACGAAGCCGACAAAACAATGATGACTCTTCCAACCCTCTACCGCGAGGACAGTCCACGGCAAGCCGGCACAGCCGACGGAGAGATTTGGGATTCGCTCACTGATGACGCTGGGGTGATGTCCCCGGCGCATGCTAAAGCCTTTGAGGACGCAGCCGACCAACTCGAAATAGAACTGATGTCTGGCCGACAAGACATCTCTCCCAGGGCTAATAGTTTCGACAGTGGTCTCGCTGGCGGAAATGCAACCCAACATCAGACTTACGCAGATATGTTCGGGGATGCCGTTAGGGCCGAGATGATTAGATCCGGGCATATTGGCAAGGATGATCCAACCCCGCCGGTAACCGAGTGGAGATTAGAACAGATAGGTAGGGGCGAGAACACGGGTGTGCGAACCTTCGAACAGGCCTTCCAGGTCCAGTTGCTTGAAACCACCGGTACTGTTGGTCAGCGCATCACTACCAAGAGGAAACTGTTGGATTCTCTGCAGGTTCTTCAACAGATGCGCAGAAGTGGAAACTATGAGGCATTAGAACATCTCCACCCCGAAGCCCGCAAGCGGTTTCTGGATATCGCGCGATCCAAGGACCAAACCCTTCCCGAAAAGATCAAGGGTGTTACAAAAACTGGTGGCAAAAAGTCAACGGTTTGGGGTGCCATCGCCGGCCACGACAGCATGGATGAGTACAAGAAACACGTCAAACGCCGGAGTAGGAAATTTAGGCAGAAGATGCCCAAGGGTGAGGATAAGGGACCGATACGGGAGCGAATCGGAACAGCCATTCTGTCTCCCGGCGTGCCTGCTGCCTATATACGCAGGCAACAGTTGGCTGCCCAGCGGCGTGCAGCCCAAGCCGGAGGTGCCGGTACGGGTGGCGCTGGACCGACGAAGAGCGTTCAGCCTTGGAAGAAGAAACTGAGCCCGCTCGAACAAATGGAACTCAAGAGGGCCAAGAAGAAGGCGAAGAAACTCGGCAGGCTCACTAGCGATCAACGACTTGGCAGAATCAGCGAAAACCGGACCAGTGGAGCCCGTGACGTTGACAAGCCGCTCGGTGGTGCCGCTGCCACAACGTACTTCGCCGGTACCGGTGACGACTTGGAGCAATGGGAGAAAGTCGAAGGCGCTCTGGTCGTTGACAGCACCTTTATCGATCGATTGGCACGCCTCACCAGAGTCAGACGCGGAACAGCGACTGGGAAGGACGTAGCGAAGAAACGGCAGAAAGGCAAAGATTCACCGAGAACGCGCGATGACATTATTGACGCTTCCTGGTTCCACGCCGGACATAGTGGTCTTCCGGAAATGGTTGGTCCCGAAGAAATCCAAGACGTGGTATTCGAAGAAGATCCGGACTACCCGGGAAGGTTCAAACTTCGTGAGGGATTCAAGCCCATGTTGCGTGGCCTGGGTCGGGACAAGGACGGCAATTCGAGAGAAGGCGATGTCTACTGGGAGCAGTGGACGCGTCTCGTTTCGCGCTTCGTTGGAGGCCAGGGGGGCGAAGTGCATGGTGCCGGTGAAAATAATGCAGAGCCGCCCGTCCGTGTACGTCAACCCGATGGTTCGTTATCAGATCCTGTGTCGAAGGGATTCATGTTCGGCGGCTACGGATCAGGACCCCTGACGTTTATTACGCCTGAAACCAGACTCGTTGGATGGGGTAAACTTGCCGAGATCAACGACGAAGCCGAATCGATCGTCGGGGTTCTTAGTGCGGCAGGGCTTGTCGACACCGAAGCCCCAACTTCAATCAAGCACGATGGGGACAACTTTTCTGCCGCAGTTCGGGCAGCCCTTGACGCAGCAGAAAAGGCTACAGGTGGACGCCTGCAGGTCAAAGGGCGAGCCGACCACCGGGAACCTCAAGACCCCAACAATCCATCAAAGATTTTGCCCACTGGTTCCGGTTTCGGTATTGGCGGTTCGAAGGGCTCAATGAAGCCCATGACGGCTGGTTGGAGAGACACGGAGTTCGGATCGATAGTCGATCAGGTTCTAGATTTGCATGACTCCGGAGACCTTGATCCGACACAGTTGGAAGCGGCTTGGGACTTCCTAGGGAAACTGCCAGCATCTGTCCAAAAGTTAGATTCCAGGGAAGACCATTTCCTTTTCGATACTCTGCCGTTCTACGGATACGATGCGGTTCAGCGGCATGGCGGCGTGGTCAGCCTTTCCAACCGAGCCTCGGTGATGGTGCTGGACCATCCGGTTACCGGTGAAGAAGTCACTGAGATAATCGAGAAGTTGGCCAAAGAGGGGAAACTGGATCAGGCTCGCCTCAGAGAACTAATCCCCTCGTATGGGAGTTTCCACTAATGGGATACAAACTAGGTAGTTCCCCCAAAGAGAGAGAAGCGCACGCCGCTCGTATGGGCGAACTCGCCGAAACCCATCAGGAACTGTCACTTCTGGTCGACTACCCGCCCTTCTCCATTAATCCGAAAGAACAAAACAACTTCGTTGAGGACTTCACTCTCGGCATTGACGAAGACGCAGACGATCCATTCGCTGAAGTGATGCAGAAGTGGGCCGAGCAGATCGAAGAGGCCCGCATGTATCAGAAGCGGTACCCGAACGATTCAGAGGCCGCTACACAGGCTGCTGCCAAAATCCAAAGCGGCTAGTCGCCATGGCGACAGATACCGATCTGGTGGCGTCCAAGGCAGCCGCGCTACGCCTCGCCCAAGAAATGGGCTGTACTGGCGCGCACAAGCACCCCGACGGGAAGTGGATGCCGTGCACAACCATGGAGGAATACGAAGAACTTGTCAAAAAAGACAAGAAAAACACCGTTCGGGTAGTTGAGCAGCGTCGCCGATCTCGTAATTCCAAGGGAAAAAACAAACGAGACTGGGAACCTCTCGCTGAACGGGGTGTGACTTCCATCGACACGATCGCTGGTGGCGGTCTTGTCGGCGGTTCAGTTAAGTCCGCACCCTGGGCTCCGGATGAGGAAGACCCGGATGTGTTTACGACTCCCCGGTTGGCTCGTCGGCGATCCCGCCAGTTGGGATGCATCGGTGTTTCTAGGCGTGTGTCCCGTACTGGGAACACCGTTTGGATGCCGTGCAGCAACATGACTGATTATGCAAAGCGCACTGGGTCAACAGCGTTTGGCCGCAACTATCAACGTCGCCAAGCCCGGCGCACGCTAGAGCGCGCAGTTTCTCGTGAGGTTCGCCGACAATTGCGCCGGAAAAAGTCGTTGATGGAAGAACTGTACGAGGGGAAGGCTCTCGGTCGGAAACTCAACCGTGCTCGTGTTGCCGCAACAACTGCCTTCAATGCGGATGCGCGGGATGCAGATATGGACATGCTGGTTCAGGAGGGAACTGTTTGGGAGCGCCCGGCTACTCCACGAGTCCCAGGTCTGCGGTCCCGACGTGATGGTCCTGTCGGGGGTTGGCGATTTGGCCCCCGAACGACCAGAACCGGTCGACGGCGTGCAGAACGATCGGCGGATCGGAGTGAGCGACGACGCGATCTGGAAAGAGATCGACGTGAGTTCAACTTGGACATGAGGGACTCGCGTCTCAATTCCCCGGTAACTGACACGGAGATTGACGAGATGGCCGAATACTACGAGTTCGCCGAGGCGACTGGTGGGTTCAAATCGGTACGCGGCTTCAAACTCACTCCCGAAGAAGACCGCGATCTGTCGGATACGGAGAAGGCTGCCAAATACCGTAAAG